AATTGACCAAGACTACTGCTGATGACGAACTTCTTGCGAAGGTTGCAGAAGCCATCAAAACACGCGATTAAATAATTAGACCCCTTTAGGGGGTCTATTTTTATAAATAATATTAGTTTAATACAACAGACAAGGAGTTTTTACCATGCCACTTTGGGGTGTTACTGACGCAGACGAGTCTAAGCCCAAGTGGGCTGTAGAAGGCGGCGCTGTTGATCCGTCACAGGTCTTCGCTACCGAGCAAGGATGGGTCTTACGTCACTATAAAAAAGGAGACCAGACCGAATTCTGGGATGAGGTCATCGTTGCAGTTGATGGTCTCGTAGGTGCTGGATCTAGAGGAACTAATACTCTTGGAGCAGCAGATATTACTGCAGTATTCTTTGAGCAGGAAGCACTTGATCAAGGTGACACTGGAACTGTCGTTGTTATCTACAACGAGAAAGTTACTGTTACTGCTGGAGCAACACTTGCAGTCACTGGATCAACAACTGGTGCTGTAACTGCTACATATGCTAGAGGAACTACTACTAACAGAGTAGAGTTTGACTTTACTGTACCTTCTCAGGCAGAAACACTTAGCATCGGAGCACAAACTATCTCTGGTACTATCGTAGATACCACAGGTGGTGCAACATCTGACAAAGCATTCGTCGCTGGCGATGTTATTGGAGCAGGTGGATCTGGAACTGACAAGACCCTAACTATCTCTTAATAATAAATGAACTTTGGTGAACTTAACGAGGACAACTTTGTCCTGTTCGCCATCAAAAATTATGAGAATCCTCAGAGTGTAACTCGTGAGGATTTTGACGAAGACATGAAACGCTTCAAGTATCTCAAGAGATTATTCAAGAGATACTTGCGTGGAGGTCCTCTCAGGAGTCACCTGATAATTAATCATCTCGTGATTTTATATAATGTTTTTGATGATGCGGCAACGCCACTATTATTCTATAAACTAGAAAGGGAATATTGGCCTTTACTAAAGGCATTCCTTCATTGGATGAATAGATATCCAGAACAATGGTTAGATAATCTGGAAGAAGATCCAGACATTATTGAAATCCTGCAACAGATATGAACGTCAACGAATCTCCTACAATGAGTGTTGGAACTGGTGGGTTTAGCGGATCATCCGCTGCTACTGGTCCTACTGCAGGCTTTGATCCCGTGTTAGACTTTCGCAAGAAAGCATTTAACAAGATCAAGGATCAACCTTATGTGAAAAAATATAGAGAGGAGAGGAAGAAAAAAACTGTAAAGGAATCTACAACTTGTCCTAGAGACAGTCAAGTTCCTTCCAGATTATTTCAGTACAAAGTTCGTATCCCTGAGGTAGGTGAAACTATCATCTATGCAAACAGTCCTGCTGAACTGAGACAGAAGATGCGTCTTCTAATCAATCCACGTTACAGAGGTGAGGTGGAGATTGAAAGAGTATTTCCTGGTCAAGCAGCAAAATTTTATATGGATAAGCGAATGAAAGCAATGAAAAATATTCCCGAGGAAGCTGATCCTAAGGCAGCTCAGATGCAAAAGCAGATGAAGCAAAAGGAAGTTCAGCAAAAAATTGCGATGGAGAAAAAGAAGATCGCACTTAAAAAGCAGGAGATGCAGAAGTCCCTCCAGACCAAAGTAGCAGGCATGAAGAGAGCCGCTGCTGGTGGTGTAGGTCCTAAGTCTGCTACCGAAAGTTTTAGCGCCAGTGGTAATCTTGGTAAGATCAAGCAATGTGCTGATGAGAAATGCACTGGAGCAATCAAGTTTCTTAATGGAGAAGAGTTTGAAATTACACCTGACGTTGCCTCAAAGGTAATGAAAGCATACGGTTCGTTGTCTCAGAAACAGAACCAAGCAAAGTTCAGCAACGCATGTGGAGAATCGCAGGACTCATTCAATCGTGTTCTAACTTTCAGTAATCCTAGCGATGGAACAGAATCTTAATACAGCAATAATTGAGAGACTAGAAAGAGTTGTAGATACCCTACAAGATAACTCCATACAAATGGGGAAACTTCTTGCTGTTCATAATGAGAAGTTAGATAAACAGGATCAGGTTGATGCTATTCTATTTGAAAAATTAGATAGATTATCAGAAGATCTTAAAAGAGAGACTAATGCAATTAAGAGAGGATGTGAGAGAGACATCCGTTTGATTGATGATAGACTCAGAGTATTAGAAAAGAAGATGTGGAGCATTGCAGGAGCACTAGCAGTGATCAGTGTTCTCATATCTCCCCTAGGTCAGAGAATTTTTAAGCAGATCTTGACAACACCTGCTTCATCTGTTAATATAAGCACATCCGAAGGTGTGCATGAATTACATAGAGACCAAATACGTCAATCTCCTATCGGGTAGATTAGATAAGTTTGCACGAAAGAAGGAAGGTCTCTGGAATTTCAGATGCCCCTACTGTGGTGACTCTAAAAAGTACAAGAACAAGGCGCGAGGATACTTCATCCGTGTGAAAACGGATCTAGTATACAAGTGTCATAATTGTGGTGTCGGTAGATCTTTCTCCAATTTCCTGAAGGATCAGGCGATGGATCTTCATGATGATTACATCATGGAACGATACAAAGAAGGTCTCACAGGTCATGGACGATACATAAAAAATCCAGAACTTGATTTCAAAACACAGATTCCAAAAAGAGTAAAAATCCCTACAGGATTGAAGACGATTTCATGTCTAAATAGTCTTCACCCAGCTAGAGGATATCTCCTTGGAAGAGGTATTCCTGAACAGTTCTTTGAAGAACTTTTTTATGTTGATAAGTTCCAAGAGTGGGTTAATAAACAGAAACCTACCTTTGGAAATGATAAGTACGAACACGGTAGAATCATTATTCCTCTTGTCCGTGATGGTAGTTGGTATGGGTTTCAAGGAAGATCCTTGAATCCTAATGATACGATGCGATACATCACTATCATCCTAGATGAAACTCAACCAAAAATCTATGGTATTGATCGCACAGACAAGAACAAAGTTACATACATCACTGAAGGTCCATTTGATAGTCTTTTCCTAGACAATGCAGTAGCAATGGTAGGAGCAGATATTGAATGGTCGTTTGCTGATGATAGAGACGTTGTGTTCATTTATGATAACGAGCCTAGAAACGGTGAAATTATTTCCCGTATGGAAAAGGTCATAGATAGAGGACACAAAATTGTTATATGGCCATCTTCAATTGAGGATAAGGACATAAACGAGATGGTGCAAACTGGACATAATGTAAAAAATCTGATAGAATCAAACACATACGCTGGTTTATCCGCAAAAGTTACACTTAACAATTGGAAGCGAGTATGAGCAACGGTAATACTGTAATCAAGAGAGACGGGAGTGTTACTCCTATTGATCTTAACAAAGTACACACCATGGTGGAGCATGCCTGTAGAGGTCTAGCAGGTGTCTCTGAATCACAAGTAGAAATGAATGCCAATCTACAATTCTTTGATGGCATTGAGACCAAAGACATTCAAGAAATTTTGATCCGTTCAGCAAATGATCTGATCAGTCTTGACACACCCAATTATCAATTCGTTGCTGCTCGTCTGTTGCTGTTCAGTCTACGCAAAGGGGTCTACAAGCGTCACCCTGACGAGAGACCACACCTTCTGCAGCAACTACGCGATGGTATCGCCAAGGGCATCTATGACCCTTCTCTTGAGGACATCTACACAGAAGATGAATGGGATCAATTGGACTCCTATATAGATCATGACCGAGATTATTTGTTTACATACGCAGGTCTTAGACAAGTAGTAGATAAGTATCTTGTTCAAGATCGCAGTACAGGTGAGGTCTACGAGACACCTCAGTTTATGTACATGCTGATCGCTGCTACACTATTTCGCGATTACGAAGGTAGTCGCCTAGAATATGTCCGAAAATACTACAACGCGATCTCAAAACACAAAATCAACATTCCGACCCCCGTTATGGCGGGAGTCAGAACCGCTCTTCGCCAATTTGCAAGTTGTGTTCTGGTTGATTCTGATGACACCCTCTCTAGTATCTTTACTAGCGATATGGCTATTGGCAAGTATGTCGCTCAGCGTGCAGGCATCGGTATTAACGCGGGGAGAATCCGTGGCATCAACGCTAAAATCCGTGGCGGAGAAGTCCAGCACACAGGCGTCATCCCTTTTCTCAAAAAGTTTGAGGCGACTGTCCGATGTTGCACTCAGAATGGCATCCGAGGTGGAAGCGCGACAGTCCACTTCCCAATCTGGCACCAAGAAATCCAAGACATCATCGTCCTCAAAAACAACAAAGGGACAGAAGACAACCGCGTAAGAAAACTTGACTACTCAATTCAATTGAGTAAACTGTTCTATGAACGCTTCATTTCTAATGCAGACATCACCCTTTTCTCGCCTCATGATGTGCCTGGTCTATATGACGCTTTTGGGACTGATCGCTTTGATGATCTTTACACCCAATACGAGCAAGACGAGACCAAACCTAAGACCACTATTGGAGCACAGAAACTCATCCTTGATCTACTGAAGGAGAGAGCAGAGACTGGTCGTATTTACTTGATGAATATTGATCATTGTAATTCACACTCATCCTTCAAGGATAAGGTGAATATGTCTAACCTTTGTCAAGAGATTACTCTACCTACTGACCCTCTTGAACACATTGATGGTGAGGGTGAGATTGCTTTGTGCATTCTTTCTGCCATCAATGTAGGTAAGATCAGAAAGCATGATGACCTAGAAGAATTATGTGAACTTGCAGTCCGTGGACTGGAGGAACTGATTGACTATCAAGAGTATCCTGTGAAAGCAGCAGAGGTATCTACCAGAGCAAGACGTTCACTTGGTATTGGTTACATTGGACTTGCTCATTATCTTGCTAAGAAAGGTTACTATTATAATGATCCTGAAGCATGGAAAGAAGTACATGATCTAACTGAAGCATTCCAGTATTATCTACTGAAAGCATCTATGAGAATTGCATCTGAGAAGGGTGCATGTGAATATTTTGATCGTACAAAATATGCAGATGGTCTTCTCCCAATTGATACATATAAGAGCGAGGTAGATGAACTTGTTCCTAACGAATTGAACTATGATTGGAATTCTCTACGGGATGATATCAAGAAGTACGGACTCAGACACAGCACTCTGTCCGCACAGATGCCATCGGAGAGCAGCTCCGTTGTGTCTAACGCAACAAACGGAATTGAACCACCTAGAGATTACCTGTCCGTTAAAAAATCAAAGAAAGGACCTCTTAAGCAGATTGTTCCCGCGTTCAATACGTTGAAGAATAACTATACTCTTCTCTGGGATATGAAGAGTAATCAAGGTTACATCAACATCGTTGCTGTAATGCAAAAATTCTTTGACCAAGCGATCAGTGGCAACTGGTCATACAATCCAGAAAACTATCCCAAGAATGAAGTCCCTGTGTCAGAAATGGCAAAGGATCTTCTCACCACATACAAATATGGTTGGAAGACTTCTTATTATCAGAATACATATGATGCTAAGAAAGACGGTGATGAACCTGCAGAAGGAAACGTTGATGATTTGATTCAAACCTTACTCACCACGGAGGAAGAAGATTGTGACAGTTGCAAAGTTTGACAAGAAAGGAATGACAGTATTTAATACGAATAAAGTAGACACAACAAAACAACCTATGTTCTTTGGACAACCTCTTGGTGTCCAAAGATATGACAATTATAAGTATCCTGTATTTGATAGACTCACACAGTCACAGTTGGGATACTTTTGGAGACCAGAAGAAGTTTCATTGCAGAAAGATCGTTCCGACTATCAAACTTTGACACCAGAACAGAAGCACATCTTTACTTCTAACTTGAAGTATCAGATCATGCTTGATTCTGTACAAGGTCGTGGTCCTGGTATGGCATTCCTTCCATACTGTTCTCTTCCTGAATTGGAAGCATGTATGACAGTTTGGGAATTTATGGAAATGATTCACAGTCGTTCCTATACATATATTATTAAGAACGTGTATCCAGATCCATCGGAAGTCTTTGATACCATCCTTGATGACGAAAACGTAATGCAACGTGCATCATCTGTCACGGAAGCATACGATGATTTCATTAGCGATGCTCATCAGTATGACTCTGGTACTATGTGGAGTCTTGCACGAGAAGGTCACACTACAGGCACAATTGAACGTCAGGAAATTAAAAGACGACTGTACAGAGCAGTTGCAAACGTTAATATTCTTGAAGGCATTCGCTTCTATGTCAGTTTCGCTTGCTCTTTTGGTTTTGGGGAGCTTAAACTTATGGAAGGTAGTGCAAAGATATTATCCCTCATTGCGAGAGATGAATCTCAGCACCTTGTCATCACCCAGAATATCCTTAAGAAGTGGGCAGCAGGTGATGATCCCGAAATGAAAGAGATTGCTAAGGAAGAGAAGGGATATGTAACTGAGATGTTTAAGAAGACTGTTGACGAAGAGAAAGCATGGGCAAAATATTTGTTCAAAGAAGGTAGCATGATTGGTCTTAACGAACGCTTGCTTGGAATGTATGTTGAATGGATTGCTAATCGTCGTATGAAAGCGATTGATCTTGATCCTATCTTTGATGTTCCTGCAAGAAACAATCCACTTCCTTGGACTCAGCACTGGTTGAATTCTAAAGGTCAACAGAATGCACCACAAGAAACAGAGATTGAATCTTATGTTGTAGGTGGTATTAAACAAGACGTAGATTCTAATACGTTTGCTGGTTTTAGTTTATGATTGAAACTTATTGGTGTGACGAGTCTGTCGTAGATGGCATGACTCGTCTTTTTGATGATGTCAAAGCAACTGGTAAAGCAATCAGACCTGGTACTGTAGGTCAGAATAAAGTACGAGAAGATTATAAGAAGTGTGTTGATCTATTCTTCAATGAGATCCCACAGTCAGGAGTAAAGTATGATCCTGCATATAGAGACGAAGATTATCTTAAGTTTCTATTCAAAATTATTAGAGAGTATAGTATAAAGTATCTGTATGATGAACCGTTAGAGTTTCATAGTCCTCCCAAGTTTCAATTCTATAAACCTGGTGAAGCATTCTTTGCTGATCACTTTGATGCTCTCGGTGTAGATACACAGAACAGAGTCGTTGCATTCATCACCTATCTAAATACTATTGAAGATGGGGGAGGTACGTCCTTTATTTTTCAAGACCTGACAGTAAAGGCAGAGAAATGCAAAACTATCTTATTTCCCGCAGGGTACACCCACCGTCACAAAGGAGAAGTATCCGAAACAGAATCAAAACTTATTATTACAGGGTGGTTTAGATGGAAGACATGAGTCAAAAGAAACCTTTAGACGAAGAGTTTCAAAGAAAAGCAGAAGAAAAATTTGAACAGATCCTTTCTGAGTTTGATGAAGGTCCTCTAATGTCAGAGGGTATGCAGTACCTCTGGGATCAAGGTAAGAAAAAAAGTAAAACTGTATCAGATGTTACAGAGTAACTTGACTAAATAATTATGTCATGCTATCATGACAATACGTTCATCTTGTTACAAACAAGACGCAAGTAAGTCGCGGAACGGAGCGTTCATCCCATGTTTGAATTATTACTTTATGCCGAACTATCTTGTGAGGGTGCATCAGATATTGCTGATCGCATCATGAAGCACAAGAATATGGATGAGGCGATAAAGACAGAACTTGTTCATGTTGTCAAGGAATCAACTCCTGACTGTCCATGGGACGCAAACGACTAAAGGAACGGGCCTAAAAATCCAACTACTTTAGGAGTAAACAAATGACTACTATCACATACCGTGGTGTCAAGTATGACGCCGAAGGTTACAAGGCAAAAGTTCTTGCTGATCAAGAGCAGAACCGTCGTCACGAATTGATGTATCGTGGCATTAAAGTTGTAAGACCATTCGCATCCAAATCTTGATCATGTTAGCACTACAAACAGTTGGGATCGTATCCCTCTTATCTGTGGTGTTCCTATCCCTAGTTTATGGGGAAGTCCTACTTCTAAAAAGAGTTTAGGGGGAGGAAGGGGGCATGCTGAAGATCAAGTTGGAACTACACTATGATCTTCCCGAGTTTGATCCCGAGAAGCACGATCCAGACAGAACATTCGCGTTCTTAACTTATCGTGGTGTGAATTACGCAAAGTGGGTCTATTTGAAACACTTTATCAATGGAAGCAATTGGCGAGTCACGTCTTGATTCCACTACAAACCACCCTTCGGGGTGGTTTTTTGCTATAATAAATAAGTAAAAATAGCACAGGAGTGTCATGAAAATCTTTCTGGACTGCTCTGACGCCGAGCAAATTGCTCACCTACATAAGGACACAGGTCTCATAGACGGGGTAACTACCAACCCCACACTGATGAAAAAATCTGGTAGAGATCCAATGGAAGTGATTAAGGAGATATCCGAGATCCTGCCATGGAATTCATCTGTCTCCGCTGAAGTGGTTGGAGATAACGCTGATGATATGTTGGTTATGGCGGAAGAGTACCTTGAATTAGGTCCTAACATTACAATCAAAGTTCCTTGTACATATGAAGGATTGAAAGTATGTAAAGAACTATCAGGGAACGAAGTACCAGTAAACGTAACTCTGGTTTTTACAACCGCACAAGCGATTCTTGCTGCAAAGGCAGGAGCAACTTATGTTTCACCTTTTGTTGGTCGTGTATATGATCAGCACTGGGATGGTATTCAACTTATAGAGGAGATCGCAGATGTATTCGCAACACATAGCGCAAAGACTCAAGTTCTCGCTGCTTCCATTCGCGAGGCACGTCAAGTCCCCGCTGCTTTTAGAGTGGGTGCTGATATCTGTACTCTTCCTGTCACCACTTTCCACGCTCTTTATAAATCTATGCTTACAGATAAGGGACTAGAGCTATTCAATGCTGACTGGGCAGCGATCTAGTGGACGAAGAAATTAAGAAGATGTATCCTCCATCAGGAAGAGGACAAATGCGAAAGATTGACATTGAACCGCGAATCTTTAATCTGAAACACGAACTCTATAATACCCAAGGTGCTTCCGACGATTGGTATGCAGGAGCACATTACTCTTTGAATAGAGTTCTTCAAATTTTACAAGAATATTATTCATGATTTTATCATCTTGCCCACCAGTGTATACTTTACCTGGTACTTGGTCTAAGTGTAATGCTATCATTCCACACTTTAATGCTGACCCTAATATTACACTTGCAATTTCCTTTATGGTTATTCTAGTTTTGTTAGCAGGGTATGGAGTATACAGAGGATTTTTTAAGAACGAAGGACTCGCAGATCCTTTTGATGACCACGACGATTAAGGATAGAAATGAAAAAGTTCAATGAAATAACATTGAATATTAATGTCGCTATCATTGATTTCTTATATCAGGGTAGAGACTATCAAAGATTCTGGGTGCTTGAGGAGATTGCAAGAGCACCCTACTTCGCTTTCCTAAGTGTATTACATCTAAGAGAATCACTAGGACTACGAGGACCAGAGCATATCTATTTGATGAAAGAGCATTTTGCTCAGACATTAAATGAAACAGAGCATCTGGAATACATGGAATCTTGTGGAGGTAATGCTTACTGGATTGATCGGTTCTTTGCCAAGCATCTTGTACTTGCCTACTATTGGATTAATGTAATCTACTATTACGTTGCTCCTCGGTCTGCATACCATCTATCATATGAAGTAGAATGTCATGCAGCAGAAACGTATCAAAAGTATCTGAAGTCTCATCCTGATGATGCTAAAATAGAAGAGATTAAAAACGATGAGTTGCACCATTCCCAAGAATTATTAAACGCTATAGAGTTACTAAAATGAAAGTAGGAATCATTGGTCTCGGTCGTATGGGTGAAGGTATGTCTCGCCGCATGATGTCACATGGCATTGATGTATGGGGATACCGTAGAAATTATGAGAAAGCACAGGAAGCATACGAGAAAGGTTACGTTAGTGGAGTTGCCATTGATATTCCTACTCTCTGTACTACTGTAAAACAATCAGGTCCTGGCATCTTTATGATGGTAGTACCAGCAGAAAACGTAGAGGACACTATCAATGAGTTACTACAATTTTGTAGTGAAGGAGATATTATTATTGATCATGGCAATAGCAATTTTAAGGACAGTCGGAAAAGATCCGAGCGTCTTTCAAAATTGGGTATCCAATATATTGATTGTGGTACTAGCGGTGGTGTTTATGGTTTGGAGCGTGGATACTGTCTTATGGTTGGGGGCGGAGATACTGCAGTC